AGGTCCTTATCGCGGCGCTTCTCGGCCCATTTGAACCAGGCGCGAACCAATACCCACGCAGGCAGGCCGCACACAAAGATGATCCCGCCCAGGGCAATCACCCCGACGTCGTCATTCGCCCAAGAGCCCAGGCCCAGCCAACGGACGACGAAAGCGCCGCCGCAGATGCTGGATACCGATGTACTGATCATTGCGACGACGAACTCGCGCACGGTCTTGGGCAGGGTCATCGCCATAACGACGACAGCAGCCAACACGGCAACGAATCCAAATGCACCCAGCTTGTACAGCGCGATACCGCCAGCGGCAGTGAGTGGACCGGGCTCGGACATAGATTGATATCTCATGGCGCCTCGGTATCTCGGCGGTGTGATTGGTCTGGCGCTCCACACCATCCTCATCCGCTCAGAGCAAAGACGGGGGCATGGGTGCCAGATACGGGAAGACCACTGCGAATGCAGAGGCCTGAATAAGGGCCTATTGGGGCGAGACGAATCGCCGCCCCATGGCGCAGGGAGAAACTGGAGACGCAAAAAACCCCGCTCGGTGGCGGGGTTCTGGGTCAGTTTCGAGTAAGTTGCCGAAGGCAAAACTCTAACAGTGGCGAAATAATGCCGTCAGCCGTGCGGGAAGTCAAGCGGCCTCTTTCATTTTGTAAATCACCCCACCGATTGGGCTCAGCGCCTTCGCGTCGATGTCGTAGCAAGCGTCGAAGCAGAGCTGCACGAATGGCTCCCAATCTCGGCCCCAGGCAGTGGATGGAAGCTTGATCCCGTACTCGGCATTCATCCAGGTCCTGAACAGCTCAGGCTTGATCAGCGGGTCATCGTTGGCCGACTGGCCGCCCTGGTGCATGTAGCGGTAGCGACGGAACACCCCCTTGGCCACGTACTCGCCTCGCTCCCTCTTGTCAGCGGTCATGCGCGGTGCCCGGCTGCACGCCAGATTGAACACTGCCTCTTCCGCCTCTTCCCGGTCATCATCGCTTGGCTCGGCCGCATACATGGCATTGCCGAATGCGCGGAGCTGGCGGTGAAGGCGCGCGATCGCCGATTGAATCTGGCCAGCCAATGCGCCGTGCACTGCGTGATTCGCTGTTGGCCCGCGCTCGGTGCCCTGGACCACTACCCCCAGCTCGGCGGCGTCGGAGGTCTGGCCCGGGGCCGGGTTGTACGTGCAGTCATGCCATGCCTGGCGTGCAGAATTGATCTTCATGCTGCTCTCCCCTTCAGCTCTCTTGTCTTTGCCCGGTACTCAGCAGTCATCGCCTTCAGCTCTTCGATGGTGTACTTCTTGGGCTCATGAGGGCCTTCGAGCCATTCCACTTTTTCGGCGCCGATCCGCTTCACCAACTCGATGCGGTAATTCACGATGTTTCCCGAAAGCCTGGTGTTGCACGGCGAACATTGGCGGTGACAGTTCAGCGGCTCGAAACGCAGCGCGGGATTGCTACCGGCCGTGCGATAGTGGCCGGCGTCATACTTGCCCTGGTGATGCCGGCCACAACTGACGCACGGCAGCATCGCGTCGCGCTCGCGCACCCAGGCGTTGAACGCGATTTGCGTGTCCTTGAGGTAATCGGCCCGACTCTTCAGCCTCTCCTTGCGGACCTTGATCTCTTTGCGCTCGAACTGATCCAGAGCTTTCCGCGCCTTCTCCAAGTTCTTCGGCGCATCCAGAATTGCGCAGGCCGGACTACAAACCGCCTGCCCCAGGCGCGCCGGGACGAATGAGGCCCCGCAGGATTCCACTCGGCATTTCTTCAGCTTCGGTGCCTTCTTTTCCTTGATGGCTGTCCTCATGCTGCTACCTCGCCGAGCAGATCCGTGAACACCACGCCGCGCTCCGTGAAGTCGGCAACGATTCGGTCGGTGTAGGCGATGCCCTGGGCGCGACTGAACAACCGGGTCACCGGGAATCCGTCCGGGCCGAACAGTGGGCAGCTACCCATCAGATCGAGTTTCTGCTCGTAGGACAGGTGCCGCATGGTGCGATACCAGGAGTTACGGAAGTCGTCTTCCTCGTTCAGCAGGATCTGGACCCCGAAATGCAGCTTGCAGTACCGGCGCGCATCATCGACGTCGCCAATCTGTGTCATCGCGGCGATGCGCTGGTAGAGCGAGAACCACAGGGCATTCTGGTCGAGGGTGCGGTCCTTACCCGGGCGCAGCGACACGACGACGAACTTCTTGTCGCGGTACATGGTGGTCAGGCTGGTGATGGCCTCGGAAAGCTTGGCCTGGCTGTTGACGCTGATTTTGTCGGTCATGACGTCACCGCCATTGTGAACAGGACGCAGAACACACCGATGGAGAAACCAGCCATGGTGCAGGCCAGCGTGGTCATGGTTTTGTTGGTTCCAGTCTTACCCATGGGCATGCCCTCCCCGGTTCTTGCGCAAGTCAGCCAGGGCCTTGTTGCCGATCGCCGCCGTAACGCGACCGTCGACCCGCTCCGGCAAGGCCAGCGGAATGTTCCGCAGGCGCTCACCGGCCAGCATCATGCGGATGGTGATTTCGTAGTTACGGTCGAACAGCTTGCGGCTGACCTCAGCCTTCATCGTGTTCAGCGCGTGGAAGCCACACTGGCTGGCAGCGTGGTACACGGCCTGGTGCGACCACTCTCGCCCCCCCGCCATGCTCGGGTGAGCATTGGCGACCGATTCGGCGTAGGCCGCTTCGTGTGACGGAATGCCCAGCGCTTCAGGGGTCGGTTGGCACATCTGGATGAATTTACCCACTGACGGCGCGAAGTCGCTTCCAAGCTTGCGGCAGTTCTGTAGGCCAAAGCGGATCTGCTCGATCTGCTTGATGCCCTCGGCCATGAACGCCTTCACCCAGGTGCGCTTGGCAGTCATGAGCGCTTCATCGGTTGGCCATGCCTGCCGCCACGCAGGGAAGATCGCCTGCAATTCCTTGAACAATGAATTCACGACGTCGGCGGTACCGGTGTCCACCTTGAGCGGAGCAGTCTCCACCGCGGGCAGGTTGCCCAGGGTCTGCATGAGCTGATTCGGGGTCTTCATCACAGCCCCCCCAAGTCATTTGCCCAAGTCAGGTCGTCGAAGTCAGGACCGTTGGCCTGACTACGCGGCGTGAACTGGTGGACATTGCTCGCAGTAGGCGCCGGCTCGGGCACTTCGTCTTCCCAGCGCTTGCCGTTGATCCAGGTCGATGGGTGCGGGATGAACTGCCCGCTGTCTTTGGTCCACTCCGTGCTGACGCTCTGCGCGCCCAGGGCTCGGGCCATCACCTCGAAAAGCTCGTCGGTCAGAGTGAGCTTGTCCCACGCCTTGCGTGCAGCTTCCTTGCCGACCTTGCGGGGATACAGCGACCAGAACCGGGCGAACAGCTCAGCCGAATCGACTGCATCATCGCCATAAGGCTTTTGATCTTTCTCTTCTCTTCTCTTCTCTTCTCTGGTCCGCATTTTGTCCGCATCACTAGCGGACACATTGCGGACGTTTTTCGCCTTTCTATCGTTCCGCTTGCGCTCGTTATCGTTGGCGCGGCGCTTTGCACTTGCCCCGTTATGTTCGTCAAAGCGAGGCATTACAAGGCCCTCATCCTCCATACAGGCCCATTCAACGTCGATCATGGCCTGCGTGAAGCCCGGCCACCCAACAACAGCATCCATCGCATCAGTGGTGTAGCCGACGAGCACACCGTCATCACAATGAGTGTCAAAAGTGCTCCAGGCGACATGCAGTCCACCAATGATCCGCAGCCTGTCCGCCTTCAATGCGGACACCATGCGGAAAACTTTCGGATGGGTTTGAAGTTCGATGCGCATTTTGATCCAGTCCCCGGCCATTACACGGCCTCCCGAAGTTGGTATTGAGCCCACAAGCCAGCAACCCAAGTGACGCCCTTGGGGGTGAATTTGGACTGGTTGAAGGCATGCCCGCCGCCAGTGGTGCCAGCTCGCACCTCAAAGCGCCCTGCGTCGATGTGAGGCTGATACGCCTGCCATTCGCCGCCCATGCGGTACATGATTTTTTTGTCGATCAGGAATTCACGGAACCTCGACTCGTTGGCCTTCAGAAGTTTGGCGGTCTGGCGAAAGCCCTTGAGCCCCGTCGAGTCGACGTACTTCTCGACGAAGGCAATTTTCGGAGCCGCCTCAATCAAGGCCTGATTGGCAGCCTGCTGCAGCTCGAACTGTTCCGCCCAGGCACGGGCGGCGGCGGCCGGATTGGAGAAGTCAGGGAGCGTGGCAATAACCCGCGGCCGCTCCAGCTCTTTCAGCTTTTGCAGCACGGATCGGCGAACAGCTTTCGATTCGCGCATGCCTACGAGCATGCATTGATCGAGGGTCAGCTCGTAGCTGGCCATGTCCACACGACTTTGGGGGTGTGCAATTGTTTTGCACTCCCCAAGCTCATCGCCGAGCTCGTCTTGCACCCGGATAATGAACTGGTCGTTCCTGACTTTCGGCTCGCCAGCCTGGCTGCGAGCCTCGTTGACCATGTCACGGAGTTCGATGCTGGAAATAGTGCGCGACACGTTTTGCGACTGGAGGAAATGTGGCGCGGGCTTTTTCAGGCCCTGTACATCATTGTTTGAGGTATGCATAATCTGCCTCACAGTGTTTTAAGCAGTACGTAATGAAAAAGCCGACCTTGCCCGTCGGTTTTTTTGTGTCTGCGATTTGGGGTTAAACACTTTTCAGGCCCTCATCAGCCCGACTTCTGGGATGGGAATAGGGTCGCCTGAATGGCTGGACCGTTCCCGTCATCGTCTTGGGTCTTGTCCTGGTGACGATGAGCTTTTCAATCCTCTCTTTAGCCAGCTGCTCTATCGGAATACCGAGCATGGTGGCGACCTCTTCAAGAAATTTGATGTCGTCTACGTCCGCGATCTGCCGCAAAAGCAGCTCGCTCTGGTTCTCAGGCATAAAGCCTCCATTGGGGGCCTTCAGGCGATGTCTTGAATCCGGGTAAGCTCATCCCTCATCTGCTGGATCGCAGCTTTCAGAATTTCACGGGCCAGCACGGCCTTTTGAGTGCCGTGGATCTTTGCGAGCGAGCGCAGATATTCGTCGTACTCATCGCTCAAGCGCACCTTGGTTTCGTTGTGGTTCAGATGCTTAGGGTCTTCGTACATTTGTTGCTCCTTGCGACTTATCAAAATGGTTATGCAGCGGACTGGCTGTTCAAATCTTCAGGGGGGAAGACCTCATCGAGACCACACTTGGCGCCGAGCGCATTCAGCGCGGTAACGATAAGGCGTGCCTCGCTTAGCCCAGGGCAACGAAGTCCGGACTCGTAATTCGCGAGGCGAGACTGATTCCACCCAAGCGACCGACGAAGAGCTGCCTGGGTAATCCCGGCCTTCTCTCGGATACTTCGGACGTGGTTCATGAAATTCGCTCCTATGGCACTTGAATGAAGGATAAACACGTATCGTGTTATTGGCAAACACAATAAGTGAAAGCCGGGTATTTCAATTCGTGATTGAATCCCGCGCATGAACGAATCATTAGGTCAGCGCATACAGCGCCTCAGAAAAGCAGCGGGCATGTCTCAGGCGCAGCTCGCGGAAGCGTGCGGCTGGAAATCACAGTCCAGGGTAGGGAACTACGAGGCAGGAAGCCGCGAACCGTCGCTGGCTGATATCGCTGCGATGGCGAAAGCTATCGGGGTAGACGAATCCGAAATACTACTCACAAGCGGCGCCTCGTACGCGACCTCTGCAGCAGCTGCCGCTACAGCATCCGGGTCTGCAGATTTGGTCCGAGAAATGCTGGCACAAGCGGGGAAAAGACTGCCTACGCACATCAAGGAAAAAATCCTTGCTGCCACTGAAAGTGTTGAGCCAGCTAGCAATGTAATCACAGCCGACTTCTCTCGCCCTGGCTTGGTTGGAGATGAAGTGTGGATTGCCCATTACGACGTTCGTGGCGCCATGGGTGGAGGGCAAATACCTCATGATTACCCTGAAATGTTCAAGGATGTCAGGGTAAGCCCTCGGCACCTGCGCGAACTTGGTGTCGAGTTCCAAGAGCACTACCACTTGAAGATGATCACCGGATGGGGTCAGTCAATGGAGCCGACCATCAAGCATCGC